GCTGGCAGGACAGCTGCGCAGATGATGGCAATACCGCTAATTAGCGCTACGTAAATCTCGGTCGGCATGCAGGCTCACAAACTGCTGCACTTTCAAGGGTACCTTGTCCCCTGTGTAGTACCTGATGTGCCAAGGCTCAGATTGCAACTCCCAACAGAAACCGTACCAATCAGCATTAGCGAGCATCCATTTGAGTCGATCACCGCTAGCACTGCTGACATCTACAGCCAGCCCTAGGTTGTGCATCGATGTGCCCGGTGTCGCCATCGGTGCCATGCCAGGCTTCAGGTAATACTTCTGCCCTTTGTACGTGCGTACTGACGTAGTGGGAATAGGTGCTGTGGTGTACCGAGCCATAAACCCTCGCTCCTGCGTCTCAAGGCTTCTATACGTGTCTGCCACGCTCGTGGGCTTGAATGGCCTAATTCCGTCAGCGTGTGCAGCTCTACGCATAGCCTCCCACGCTTGAGCTGCCATCGGATGCAGTTGCCCATAGGGCCGAATTGTTTTGAGCAGGTAGGCAGGCAATCGGCCTGGTTGCACGCCTCGAAGGTCAGCAGGTAGTACGACTGGCTTGACCGGGTATTTCACTTGCGTCCGTACCGCGTGTCTTTAGTGTTTGCCCAAGCGTAGATCATTGGCAGGACTGCTGCTATCCCTGCTTTTAGCGCGTTTTCTACGTTGTAGTTGCTTGTGATAAGCACGGCGGCGCTTCCAGCGACGAAAGCTTTCAACCAATCTTCGAGCATCGGTGCCCACTTCATTCAGGCTCCTGTGATGAAACAAAGTTTGTGCCATCCCAAATGTCACCAATTCCTGCGTATTGACCTCGAAATGGAGTTCCTCCTAATGCGTGTTGAGGCACCCCGTTTTCGTCACGGTACGTGTTGTATGAAGTTCTGATGCAAGTTTGACCACGAATGTTGCCGTAATAAGTTTCCCATGAACTAATTCCATCAACTAGATCGTTTTCATCTCGTCCGACAATAACTTGAACAACAATGTTGTTTTCGTCTAAAAATGCGTAATGGGCCATTAGAAGGTCACCGTATCCGTTCCTGCTGTAAATGAATAGAAACGATAGGTAGTGCCATTTGCTGAATAGGTTCCAGTCGTGCTTGTAAGGCCCGCGCCAATGCTCGTAAGTGTGCCGAATGAATCCGGATAACGAATGATTACGATTCCCGAACCGCCGGCGCCGCTTGCCGATCCGCGACTACCTCCGCCACCGCCACCGGTGTTCGCTGTTCCAGCAGTTCCGTTTGGTTGCGTGTCTGCGCCACTTGCACCAGCACCGCCGCCGCCGGAACCGCCTGCACCGCCAGTAGCACCAGCTTGTCCACTGCCGCCGCCGCCGCCTCCACGTGTTACCGATGAGCCAGTAATCAGAGACGCAACTCCAGCACCTCCAGCGCCACCGTTATTCCCAGCGCCGTTTACGCCAAGTGCCCCGGCTCCACCGCCACCGCCGCCACCATCACCGCCGTTATTGCCGCCTTTGTATCCTTGCCCGGTAGTTCCATTTGCACCGTTATTGCCTTGACCGCCACCGCCACCCGATCCACCGGTTGCAGGAACTGGCTTTCCACCGCCGCCGCCACCCGTAGAAGTAATAACTGAAAAAGTCGAGGTGCTTCCGTTGCCGCCGCTTGCGGCGCTAGCGGCTGCGGCACCAGCTCCAATAGTTACGGTCGCCGTAGTGTTTTTTTGGAATAGCAACCTATTTTCGGCTGTTGCTCCGCCGCCTGAACTTTCGCCGACAACTGATGCTCGATAACCGCCAGCACCTCCACCGCCAGGGCCACCAGAACCTGTGCCAGCGCCGCCAGCTGCACCGCCAGCAACGACGATGTATTCAACTATTGCTTCAGTTAGTGAAGGCCCACCTGCTGGAAAAAAGATTGCTGCCGACGCCGACGTAAAATAAAGCGAGCCGCCTCCCCATTGCGCCAGTGCTAATGAACCAGAAGTAGTAACCGTCGCCGTACCAGCAGTAATTGTGCACGTTCCTGCACCAATGTTGTGAATCCACACGCTGTCACCAGCGCTGAACAAACTGTTATTGACAGTGATTGTGGTTGCGCCTGCAGCGTTCATCACGACGCGCTTGCCGCCATCCGAAGCCAGCAGCACGTAACTAGCAGTCTGGTTGTTGACCGGGACATTGAATGTCGAATTGAGTTGGCTGGCTGTCAGCACAGCACCCGAAACAAATGGGTATGGAGTCGTTGCCATGGTTACCTCATCCTAATACGTTCAAAGAGTCAAGTAGTCCGTACACGGCATCATCCAAAACCAGCTGATAGACGATTGTGGTTGGGCTGGTGTAAAACGTGATGGTATGCCCACGATTGAAGTCAATCACGCCTTGAATGCCCTCAACTGCTAGCTCCTCGCCAAGCTGCGTGCCAAGACCGGGGATGGTCTTTTCAATGCTGATTGTGTCACCGATGTCCACTGTGCTGATTGCGTCACGCTGCACGTTGGTCAGTGATCCGAACCATGTGGTGATGCTGGTGTAGCGCGGCTCTGGGTCAGGCTCGAGCAGATAGGCAGCAAGCGCGTCAATTTCGCCCTGGGTGTGCAGCAGGCTGTTGGTGATTGATACCGATTGCGTGAAATAGGTGGCGATGCTGCCAGCGTCAGAGTCTGTTGCATCCTTGGTATCGAGCGCTCGGACGTAGGCACGATTGACCACGTTGTCGGCATCAAACTCAACCGACAAATCTTGATAGTTCAGCCCGGTGCCATCATCGTTGAAGCTCACTATTGGGGCGCTCAGCGTCGTGCCGATTCGTGGCTGGAACGTCAATACGCCAGCCCGGTCAATAAACAGCCTGCCTTGCTCGGCTTGATTGATTTGGTTCAAGTAGGCCAGTGTGTTGGTGCCTGCCGTGACCGTATAGGCGCTGTCGTGCCCTAGGTTGACCGTTCCCGTGTCAATGGCTGTCGTACCCCCATAGGACACTTCTGGAAGCGCCAAAACGCTTGTAATGCGCTCTCCTGACGTTTCAGGGCTGACGTTATAAGTGTCCAGTTGGGTTTGAGCCAAAAGGTAGAAATCGTCAGCGCACAGCACTGTGACCGTGTTGGGGCCAGCCATGGCAAAGCCGTACTCGTAGGAAGTGACATAGCCGACGAACAGATACTCGCTGTCACGCGATAGGCGTACTTTGCGTAGTGGTGCGAGTCCGGGCTGATTGTTGTCTGGGTCGTAATAGGGGCTGCTGGTGTCATACGGCCCGAGGATGCCTGTCTCGTCACGCATCACAAACTGCAACGTGCCAGCACCGAACTGGTAATCCGTTTTGCGGCGCCCTCGCGTGTAACTAACACCAGTCGTGAACTCGGTAATGTCGGCATACGTGGTCGTACCATCAAGCACGTCTAAGCCATCGAGCACCGATGAGTCCAAACGGAATGCATCAACTTGGAAGCCTGTGTCAAGCTCGAGCAGGTAGGTGCCTGATTGAACTACTGATGCAGCCACATCACACCGCGATCTGCAGCTCTAACGGCCCGGACACGCGCGTGTAATCGGTAAGCGCATCCACAATGGTTTGACCGAGGCTGGCTTCTGCGACAGCTGCATTGACCGTGATGTTGTACACGTTTTGCTTCGGCGCGTATGCCGCATCCAACATGGCTGGTACTTCGTAGAAGCGGCTCTTGGGGTCATACACAGATGGGTTAAATGGCTGCACCATCATCTCACCGCCGCCACCACCACCGCGACTGCCGCCGCCACCGCCGCCCGATGGGGCAGGCAACGTCACCGGGGCAATGGCTGGGATGCTTGGTACTTGAATCATGCGCTCGACTCGATCAGGGCCAGCCGCTGTACCAGCAGCACCGCTAGCAGTGCCGCCACTACTGATGTTGAAGCGTGGCAGGTTGATGTCACCTAGTTCCCCGATGTTGACACCCGGCAGCAGGTTTAGTCCTTTGATGACAAGGTTTATCATGCTGACGTAGGTGTTGGCAATGCTTTCAAAAATGCCGATAATGAAGTTGCCCATCGTGGCAAATGCGTTTTTGACGCTGCCAGTTTTAGCGACCAGCACACCAAAGCCAGCGACCAACAGCGCTACAGCCGTTACGACCAGGCCGATTGGGTTAGCAGCCATCGCAAGGTTCAACGCCAACTGCGTCACGGTGATGACCTTCATTACTGCGTTCAATGCCAGAATCGCCCCGGCAAGGGAGCCGACTACAGCCATGACCGCTAGCACTTTGTCAGTGTTGTTCTGTACGTATTGCGCAAAGCGTTGCAATACCGGGAGCAGGCGCTCGAGGATGGGCAGGAATGCTGCACCGATTGATTCCTTGGTTTCCGCAATGGTGAGCGACAAGCGTTTCATTTGACCTTCAGCGCTGTTGGCAGCCACAGCCGCTGATCCGCCGACCGTACCAGCGACAGCCGCAAACACCTCATCCAGTGACGCGCCTTCTTTGATAAGGCTGCGTACCGAGGGCAGCAACGTGCCCAGCGCCTTGGTGTTGCCACCGTACGCCTTAGCGATGGCATCCGTAGCCGTGCCCAAATCAACGCCAGTGGCCGCTGCGATGTCGAGGGCCAATGTGAGGCCATCCTGTGCCGAAGTCATCTCTCCGGTCACCTGGACAAGCGAGGCGAGGGCTGGGCGTAGCTCATCGTCAGCCACCGCCGCCGACATCATCGTGGACTCAATAAACGCCTCAGCGACCTTAATGTTGGCTTCCCCAGCCAGCGTGTTATTGGTAATGGCCTGGGCGAGCAGGGCTTGTGCTTTTGCATCCTCAATAGCGGCTTTGGTTGCGTCACCGATGACCACAGCCAGCCCACCGATAGCCGCAGCTGCCGGGATGGCAGCCTTCTTGAGAGCAAACTGGGCTTTAGCGCCAGCGCCTTCAAGCTGTTTGAACTCAGCAACAGCCTTTTTGATACCTGCACCGTCAAACTCGGAGACAATAGGTATTGATACAGCCATGTCAGACTCTCACATCTCGGTTGACGCGTTCCATTAGATCATTCACGATAGCCCTGATGGCATCCTCGACATCTCCACGCTTGCGTTCGTACGAAGGCCACATCAAACGCGATGCTTTACCGAAACGCTGGTCTAGGGCATTTATCATTACTTTGCCGGAGCCGGAACCAAATGAGCCGCGTCCTGAAATGTCAAACAGTCGAGCACCTGGCCCAGTCCAACGAATGTAGAACGTTGCAAGGTTTGTCATGAATGCGCTATGCCGACCTGCACCTTTGCGCGGTCTTTTACCTGATACGCCTGCTTTGACTGCTTTGCTTGTGTAGTCCCACGGCAAAATTGCATTTGCGCCGGAGCGTCGTTTTTCCTCAGCCATCACACTTGCCCAGGCATCTTTGCGTGCCAAGCGTTGGTTGGGGCCACGGCCTTGCGATGGATCCCAGCCACGCTTGAAGCCGGACAACGGTGGACCCTTAGGGAACTTGCTTGAGATTTCGTCAACGACTGGTTGCACAACTTCTCGGTACCGCTTTGTCAAATCGCGCCGGGCAGTCTTGTCCATTTTGTTCAGTTCGCGCAGTGCATCTTTGATGCCCACAACTTGAATGTCGGTACTAACTGCCACGTTGTTGTTGCTTTCTCGCCAGCAGTAACACGGTAGCCAAATCCTCGGAATCAAACTCGATGTCAGGTGGCCACCACCCGGTCGCCAACAACAGCTCCGCTAACTGGCGTCGGACGCTGTTGCTTCCGTAGGGTTTGCGTGGGCAGTCTCCACTACCTCAAAATCTTCAACGGACACAAGCCAAGTGTCATAGTCGCGGCCTTCACGCTTATTGACGTTGAGCTGATGCCACGCCATAAACATGATGTCATCGATACCGATACCAGCCTGTAGATCGCTGGCGCGGCGCTTGAACTTGCGTTCCCACGCAGCAGCCGTAGCGATTGTTGTTGTGACTTGCTCTGTAACCAATTCCGCTGCTGGTGTCTTGAATGACACCTTGATGGTTAGTTTCACGCGGTCACGTCCTCAACGAGCACGCCGCCTGTGATGGTGATTTCTACTTCGGACAGTTCACCGACCGAGCCATTTACCAAGTCAAGCGACTCGAGGTAGCCGCCAGTGATTTGGAACTCAGGGTTGGTCGTTGAAATGCCAGACGAGGTTGGCTTTACTGCGACGTACACGTTGGTGCCGACAAGGCTGGTGAGGTCAACGTACGTGCCGGGCGATGCCGAGTACTCCATGAGCAGCGTGGCGGTCACGGTCACGTTGGTAAGGCCACCGACAAACTGACGGCCTGTGTTGCCAAACGAAGTGGAATCGAGCGCTTCACGCGACTTGGTGATGACCACAGACTTGCACTGATCGGTCAGGTCTTTGATTGAGCCAACAGCGGCACCGATGCCGAATGTTGGGGAAGCCAGGTAAGTGGTTGCGTTAGCCATGTAGCGAATCTCCTCTACGTCGAGGGTCGCTGCTTACCCGTAGGGCAGTCTAGTAGCCCTAGGGGCTTACTTTGGTGCGTATTGTCAGCTCGTAGGCAGGATAGTCAGCGCCACCGTATGACACGGTGGTTGGGCGTGCATCTGTCAAGCCGATTTGTGCAGCGCGAATCAAATCAATGTTGTCCAGCAGGCTGTCAAGCGTCCTGTTGTCCCCGGTGCCAAGAGCAGTCATTACGACACGGAATTCCATGTCAGCGACCACGTTGGTTGCCATCATGATGGTCGGTGCCTCAACCAATGCGCATGGTGGGTTCATGTTGCGTGGATCATCAAACACACGCAGCCCGGTTATTGTCTGCAGTTTGGTGACCAGTTGGTCGTAACCATCCTTGAACATGTTTGACATGTCAGGCCACCTGTGGCTTATTGACTCCGAGCAAACGCAGGATTTGACCGTAGTTGCCTGTGACCGGGCCACCTGTGGCTAGTGGGTCAAACGACGCAAACGCTTCCGTTGAGCCGCGCTCACGGTACAGAATTGCCGCGTACTGGACGGTGCCGAGCTTTACCGCGCCATCGGGCACAGTGGTTGGTGAGTCAAAATAGCCTGACTCCTCGCGCTTACGGTACGCAAATTGGTTCGCTGCGCTTACTGCCATGTTGGCTACGTCAAGGTCAGCGCTCGGGTTGGTGAACGTGAAGCCGAGGTAGTCCTCGACATCGCCCAGGACAATCCATGAGCACGTCACCGAATAGGTACATGTCCCGGTGGCAGCTGCTCGATCAGCATCAGCCGTGGTCAGCGCAAACAGCACCTGATTAGGGATGATGGTGTCAGTGTCGTACTGGTAATCGCCTTGTTGCGATACGCCGATGAAGTAGTACTCGGGCAACGCCAGAATTTTGTGCGTACCATTCCACGTGGCATTGATGCCAGACAGCGTGATTGATTGCCCTACCTCAAAGCTGTGGTTCTCCAGCAACTGAACGACGGCAACATTACTAACTACCTGTTTATGGGTAAGTGAGTAAGTTGCCACCGTTCAGTGTCACCTGGAGGGAGTGAACTTAGGCGATTT